CAACTTTGATGGTAATGATAAGTTAATAGTTGTGGATGGAGCAAATGCTCCAACATTTTTTAACTCAGCAATGTCAGCAACAGACGTAAGCAACAGTGATGTAGCAGGTTCTAAGTTTGTGACAGCATTTAAAAGTCACATGTTTTATGCAGGTAAGTCTTCAACACCACAGACGCTAGTATTTAGTCAACCTTTTGACGAAGATGCTTTTAGTAGTGGCAGTGGTGCAGGAAGTATAAAAGTAGATGATGTTATAACAGGTCTAAAGGTTTTCCGTGATAACTTATTTATCTTTTGCGAAAACAGAATATTTAAACTGAGTGGCAGTAGTTCTAGTGACTTTGCCATATCTGCTGTTACCAGAGACATTGGTTGTATAAATGGCAACACAATACAGGAATTTGCAGGTGACTTGATATTCTTAGGACCTGATGGTTTGAGAACAGTTGCAGGTACAGCAAGAATTGGTGACGTTGAACTTGGCACAATTAGTTCTAATGTACAGTCTATATTTGATGATAATCTATCAAGTGCATCGCAGTTTCAAAGTGTTGTCATACCAGACAGAACTCAGTATAGAATATTCTTTACAAAAGATGCTGTAGCACAAAATAGTACAAAAGGTATAGCTTGTGTTCTTAAAGGACAAACATTTGAGTTTTCAGAACTAAGAGGTATAAGACCTGCATCCACAGATAGTTTTGTAAAGTCAGGAGATGTTATAGTTCTACATGGTGATTACTCTAACGGCTATGTTTATAGACAAGAGCAGGGTAACACATTTGATGGCACAGCTATATTAGCAAAGTATAGAAGTCCTGACATGACGTTTGGTGACGCAGGTATACGAAAGCATATGCAACGTGTGGTTGTAAACTTTAAACCTGAGTCATCTATAGATGCAGATTTATTTTTACGATATGACTATGAATCTAAAGACTCAGCAAGACCTGCTGCATACGAGTTAGACTCACAAGATATTGCAGCTATTTATGGAACATCAACATATGGTACATCCTCTTCTGTAGTTGGTACATATGGTGGTGCATCACAGCCACTGTTTAGACAATCTGTAGAGGGATCAGGATTTGCTGTAGCACTAAGAGTAAATGATGGTGGAGAAACAGCACCATACTCACTAAAAGGTTTTCAATTAGAATATCAAGTAGGAGCAAGAAGGTAAATGGGAAATACATATACAAGACAGTCCTCATACTCTGACGGTGATGTTATCACGGCTGCCCATACTAATGACGAGTTTAATCAGTTATTAGCAGCCTTTCAAGCAAGTAGTGGACATACACATGATGGCACTGCTAACGAAGGTGGTCCTATAACTAAAATGCTTGGCACATCTCTTACACTAGGAGATGGCACAGCAGGTACAGACATCACTGTAACCTTTGATGGTGAAACATCAGATGGTGTACTCAAGTGGATGGAAGATGAAGACTACTTTGAGTTTTCTGATGACATACTTGTAGCGTCTACAGAAAAGCTACAGTTCCGTGACACAGCGATATACATCAACTCTAGCACTGACGGACAGCTTGACCTTGTAGCAGATACAGAGATACAGATAGCTGCCACAACCATTGACATGAATGGTGCTGCTGACATCTCAGGTAACTTAGGGGTGGGTGGCAATCTTACTGTTACAGGCAACATCGTAATAGGTAGTGCTGATATAAATGAAACAGAGCTAGAGATACTAGATGGACTTACTGTCACAACAGCAGAAGTAAATGTATTAGATGGCATTACATCAACCACAGCAGAACTAAATATAATAGACGGTGATACTTCTGCTACATCTACTACAGTTGCTGATGCAGACAGAGTGGTAATGAATGACAATGGCACTATGGTGCAGGTTGCTGTGACAGACTTGGCTGCTTACTTTGACGATGAGATTACAGCAATGCCTAATCTTGTTACAACTGCAGCCACAACTGTTGGTGCGTTAAACTCAGGTAGTATTACCTCTGGCTTTGGCACAATAGATACAGGGTCATCTACAATAACAACTACAGGTCTAATCACAGGTGGCTCACTTGATATAGATGATGTATTAATTAATGGTTCTAACATAGGACATACAGATGATACCGACTTAATCACATTAGCAAATGGTGTCGTTACAGTAGCAGGTGAAATATCTGTAACTACACTAGACATAGGTGGCACAAACGTAACAGCCACAGCTACAGAGCTAAACTTACTTGATGGTGTATCAGGATTAGTACAAGCCGACTTCACAAAGTTAGCAGCAGTTGACGCAACAGCCACTGAACTTAACATAATGGATGG